ATTACTTCGCATCACATGAGTAAGTCAGCCTTTAGTGCTAGTGACGCTTTTGGTTATAGGGCTAGTATTAGAGGAGCTTCAGCAATCGTTGACTCGGCAAGGTGGGCGGCAGTTTTAACTCATGTCAAGGAGGAGATAGCAGAGGAAATATGTTTAGAGCATAGTGTTGAGCCAGACATAAATAGAGTAGCTCAATTTGCTATGGTTAAGTCTAATGGTAAAGCAGACTTCACGCCTAAAACATTATTTAGAAAAGATGTTATTCTTGAGCCTGTTGAAAGTAATAAAATAAGAGAGGATTGGTAAATCAAAGTTTTAGTAGCTTGTGAATATTCTGGTGTAGTCCGTAATGCTTTTATAGAGAAAGGACATAATGCTGTTAGTTGTGATTTATTACCAACAGAACAACCAGGCCCACATTATGAGGGCGATGTTTTAGATATTTTAGGCGATGGCTGGGATCTGATGATAGCACACCCACCCTGCACACATTTAGCTGTTAGTGGAGCAAGATGGTTTAAAGACAAACAACAAGAGCAGAAAGAAGCATTAGATTTTGTTCGTGTGTTGTTAAATGCTCCTATCAAACACATAGCTTTAGAGAATCCTGTCTCAGTTATATCAAGCAAGATTAGAAAACCAGATCAAATCATACAGCCTTGGCAATTTGGACATGGTGAAACTAAAAAAACTTGTTTGTGGTTAAAAAATTTACCACCATTACAACCAACAAAAATTGTAGAGGGCAGAGAGCAAAGAATATGGAAACTACCGCCATCAAAAGACAGATGGAAACTCAGGTCAATCACTTACCAAGGAATAGCTAATGCTATGGCTGAACAATGGGTATAATAAATAAATGGTAAGAAAAGCTAAAATAGTTAATACTTATAGATCAGCGACACCAGGACGAGGTAAAAAAACTTCTCAGGGTAGAAATAATGTTGGACATGCAACCATGAATAAGGACATGAAAAGAAGTTGGAAGAAATATCGAGGGCAAGGTTAATTTTAAATTAGACTAATTCTAATATGGCAGGTAAAGGATCAGATCAAAGACCTAAACAAATCTCGGACGAAGAGTTTAAAAATCGTTGGGATTCAATCTTTAAGTCACCGCATAAGAAGCATTGGAAAAAAAATAAACCTACTAAAAATAAATAGGTTATTAATTTAATATTATCTCTATGTAATGTTATAACATTAGAGAGGGAGAGATGGAGGACTTATTTTATTTTAATGTATTGCAAAAACTTAATGAGAGATTAAAAAACTTTAACAAAAACAAAAAATTCAGATTTATTTTCCAAGATAAACTATCTTTTGCTGTTACCAATTTAATAGCCAAACAACAATTTAAACATAAACCAATATATTATGAGGAAATTTGTAGACTAATTCCTCATGCTTTTGGCTCAAGATCAACCATACAATTATTACTTAATGATGGGGTAGGCTTAGAAATATATTTTAAGGCAAATCATGTCTTAGATAAGAGGTTAAGAGTTTATAATATTCATGCCAAATTCATGCCTGAATATAAAACTTGGCTTGATTTTATTGCCCCTAGATGCAAATAATATGCTTAATATTGCTAAAAACATGTCGCTAATTGTTTCGAGGAGATACAAATAGCGACATATATCCAGTTATAATATCCATATAATAAAAACGAGCTAAGGCTCGTTTATTATTTTTTTAGAGTAGAGAGTATGCAGAGAAAGTGGTGGATCAAATTCGGACTTCAGGCGGGTAGGCAGGAAGGCGGCATCAGTCGGGAATTACAAAGTAGTTTAAATGTGAAACGATATCGGAAGGTATTGTGGAAGCAGGGCAGGAAGGTGATAGCAAGGCAAGATTTAACACCTACGGAAAAGATTGTCTTTTGGGCCATGCTGGAGAGGTTTAGATTAGATACCTGGTCTAGTCATGATGCGGTAGCTTATTATGGTTTAATGACTGGACTGCATAGATCGGCAGTCAGTCGAGCTATTAGGGGATTGATGCAGAAGGGTATTGTCTTATTAGTGCGGGATGGTGAGGGGGAGGAAGGCAAATATTATGATAGTTTGGAGAGGGGCGGGAAGAGACACTTTTTATTTGTTGGTTTGGCTTATGAGGTCAGCAAGGCGGAGAGGGCTACCTCCCAAGCAATTAAGTAAATATTTGGGAGAGAGCAAGGAAGGCGGCCCAAGAGATCGGCAGGGTTACATTAACCTTAAGGCCCAACACCAAAAAAGCATTAGGCAGATGAGGATTAAGAACCATATAAAGGCTTTCTCAAGATCGTATTTATTTTTCATGTCATACCTCTGCTAGTAGCCAATAACCAAGACCAAGCAAAAATAAAACAAAACACAAATAAGCAAACAAGAACCGCTTTTATTAAATCGTATTTATTTTTCATTGGCTATCCTTTCGTCTATTTCTTTTTTACAGTCTTTAAGCAAAGGTTTCCTAAATGTATTTTTATCAATTATGTCTTGAGAGCATGATTTACATAGCATGGGTTGAGCTTCCCAATAATCAGCACTTCCCCAAGGCTTTCTCCAATTCCAGCAACCCTGTATTTTGTAGCCTTTATATTCATATCTGCTTTTACTGGCCATTATTTCACCTCTTTTACCTGGTACTTCTGCCAATCTCCTTTATGGAGTAAATTAAATTGAGATCCACCCGTTTTTATTGCTTTCTGTTTGGCTTCGGCTTTTGTGTTGGCCTTTACCCTTAAATAATAATAGACGGGTTGCATAACTGTTACTGTGTATTCTTTTAGTTTAGTCATCATGCACCTCATTTTGTTTAGTCAAGTCGTATTCTTCCTCAGTCAAATAAGAATAAGAAGAAAGAAACTCTGTTTTAGACAAGGTTTTAAAATCAATCATCTTTTCTTTATCGTCTGTAAAGTCTTTATAATTCATCATTCACCTCTAAATTTTTACTATGATGTTGCCAATACGAAATAAAGTTTTCTAGCGTTTCTAAATGTTCTGCAATTTTAGTATCTTCTTTTATGCTGTAATGAACTCTATTAGCAATTATGTTATCAATTTCTGTGTAGGCTCTTTCTAACTTTTGTAAATCATCTATTAAGAAATATTTTAATTTACTCATCTCTTCACCCTCACAAAGTCTATAAAGTCTGATTGCTCACGTTTGGTCATCTCAACCCATTTGATTTGATTAAATGGCTTGTCATACTTCCTAGACATTCTGCGAATAAATAGGTTGTGCATGAATACGTCTATATAGTTTTTTATATGGTTCATACTTCCACCCCTTCTTCTGCATAAATATTTTTTACATCTTTGGCTAACTCAGTATTAAGCTGTTCAAGTTTTTCTAAGCCGACATTATCAACTAGCCATCTTTGAACCTGTTGAGGTGTTAAACCATAATCTAAGGCGTTGTATTCAACAAAGGAACTAATAACAAAAGAACGCAATTTTTTGCTTGTAGTGCAATAAGTAAATCTTTCTTTGTTTTTATTAAACAACTCTTCACCATAATTGCCATCTAAAAATGCTCCGTAGTATCTACGCACTACGTGGTTTGGGTTTTTAATAATATTATCAATATCATTAAAATCGTTTTTCATTGGTATATATTTATCGTTCATTCTCTCTTTCTCCTCCTACTTAATTGTAGGTATGAAGTAATTATAAGTGTAAACGTAAAGAAATTACAAGAGATGGGGAGAAATAATTTTATCAAATAGTTATTAAATCTTTGTAAAGTGTTATTATTAAAGGCATCAAAAGCATGAAAAAAAGTTAAAAAAAATATGCAAATGGTAGAGAAAAAGAGAAAAAAACCAGGTAGAAAGCTAATTAATATAGATTTAGACCAAGTAGAAAATTTAGCGTCTAGAGGTCTTGGAACAACTCAGATTGCCCGTGCTTTGGGCGTTTCTTGGAATACTATAGATAGAAACAGAAAGCGTTCTGGTGATTTTGAAGATGCTATAAAAAGAGGCACAGCAAAAGGTTTGGCCACAGTCACAAATTCTTTATATCAATCTGCCAATGATGGCAACGTTACCGCCCAAATATTCTATTTAAAGAATAGAGACTCAAACGCTTGGGCGGACAAAGTAGA